ACTTATTAAGACCAGAAAGTTCAATTACTTTACCATTTTCAAAAGTAACCCTCCATAAATTTGCTCTTGGATGTATTTTATCGTCATAATATTTTGATATATTTTTCTTTGTGATTTCAGATAAAGATTTTCCTTTATGGGATTCACTAAGTTTTCTTTTGTGCGATTCACTTTTTGATTTTCCTAAGATAGGACTTGGTTCTTTTGAGTATTTTTCTTTTAAAATATTACTTATTTTTTCACCAACTTCTTTTGGTCTTTTTTTACCTCTTTGACTTTCACTTATTTTCTTTTTATGAGATTCTGTAAAAGTTAAACCAAAAACACTAAATTTTACAGATGTTTGATAAGACCTATTAGAAAAATGTGGATTTTCAACTACCTTATAATTTTCTTGTAAAATAATCTCATCAGCATATGCTTCCTCTCTTGTAAAATAATCACTTTTGAGTATTATTTTTTGTGTTGGTTTAAATGTTTTATCTTTAAAAGAACCAAAATATTTCACATCTTCTTCTGGTAGGCATTTACATCCTCTACTACCAAAATATCCTCTACCCCATTCTTCATAAGAATAGTAGGTATAGTAATACTCTTTTTGAGTTTCCATAGTTCTTCTCTGTAGGTCGCAATACTATTTATACAAGAAAAGGTGCCCGAAAGCACCTCTCCTACCCATAATGCGACCTACAGGCACTTTTATTTATTCAGTTTATTGAGACCTTCTACCCAAAGTTTACCTTCGGCAGTTCTTCTTCGGGCAAGCCCTTTCTCTACATTAGTTCCAGGATTACGATAAAGATATAGTGCATCAGGAACTTTTGTCCATTCTTTATTCTTAAGGACTCTAGTTATCGTATTAAAATTAGAAGACCCGAAAAAACGAGCACCAAGATTATAAGCAAAAGAAAGAAGTGCTCCTTTTTGATTTTCATTCATCTCCTTCCAGTATGGAATATTTTGAAGGTGAGGTAAAAACCTATTTTTAATATCAAATTCTAAAAGATTATCCGCATACTTTTGAGTAATTACTCTTCCAAGTTTAAATGGTTCTCCATTAAAATCTTTTGTACTTCCCCAACCAATTGTGATTGGTTCTTTGCCAGTGAGAGGATCTGGATATGAATTTAAATGACATCCTTCAAATTCCTTGATTAAATCTACTCCTTTTACAGGTAATTCATTAAAACTTGCAGTTGGAGTAGAAACTAAGACTTTTTTACATCAAATATTCTCCCCCATCCAGACTTAGGACCATCCACAGTCCACCTTTTTTCTAAAACAGATTTTTTGTAAACGGCACCTTTACCGTTATAAACAGATCCTGTATATCCATCATTCAGACTTCCATAAGGGTCATTGACAACATAATCTCCAGATCCTGTCTTACCAATAACTACAAGCATGTGCCCACCAGTAGGTGAAGATAAAGAACCCCTATGAAGAATCCCGATAATGACAGGTTTCCCATTGGCAAGCTCCCTATCAAGATCAGCAAAAGAGAGATTGTAACTAAATCGTGAAGTAACACCATAAGACGATAAAACCTTCGTCTGGACGCCATGATCAGTTGTGTCACCAGTTGCGAAAACTTTTCTAACGTAAGCATCGTCGCCTTTTGGTCCTTGTAATGTTCCTGGTTTAAAATACTCAAGGCACATTGCACAGGATGACGAATTACAAGTTCTTTGTGCATCCCTATAATTATCTGTTTGTGGATAGAAGGGAACATTAAGAATGTCAGATTTTGGTTCTTCTATCTTTGATCTATAAATTCTGACCCAATTAGCATCATCATTCATCAGGTCAGATGCTTTTGCAAGCAAATCCTTTTCAAGTTGCTCTACTGCTGCAACATGTTTTGGATTCTTCTCATCATAATATTTGAAAAAATTATGGAGATCGATTTTCATTTTATTCTCCTATGTATTCTAGTGAAAAAATATCATGATCTTCAATATCAGGATTCAACCATTCACTAAATTCAGATTGAATTGCGTGTGCTGCTTCGATGTCATTAATAGACAACTCATGAATACGGTCAATTGCCCAATCATGAGATTTCCGAAGTGTCTGTTCCAAAGTTACCATAATCTTTTTTCAGGTATCGTCCAAGAATATTACTATTGTAGTATTCAGGGACTCCATTGTCAAGTGATTCTTTCAACACATTATTTAGAAAAAGTTGCCTTGTTTCCTCATAATTACAATCCATTTTTGTATCATGAAGACTCAAAATGACTCTACTGAAGGTCTCTTTGCCGTATTTCTTTACATCTTCTTTCAACTCAAAGCAAGAACCATAATATCTCTTCCAATCTGATTCTTGCTTTACTTTTCTTTTCTTTCCTGGAGGTTTTCTAAAAGACCAAAAATACTTCCTCCCAAGGTATTTTCTACCGTTGGACTGATTGGTAATGAGATAAACAAAACCAAAGTTGTCCCCAATATCATCAGAGTCAAAGATTTGGCCATTATATCTCCAAGGATTCTCATAGATCATCTTATAGTATCTTATGAGCTATTATTTATCCTTCAACCGGGACAAAGGTAGTCTAATAAAAAAAGAAGGACTTGTCAAGTCCTTCTTTAAGTGTTATGTAGGTTTTATGTCAAAGTCCACGCATTTGCATTGAAGATTGATTTGCTTTATCCAATGCTGCTCCAGCACTTTGCTTACCAGGGACATAAATATGGGCAGATCCTGATTTATCTCTGTTCATTTTACCAACCTGTTTTGTAAGGTATTCTTGCCTCTTTGTCATTGGTTCTCCATATGCTTCCAGAATGGTCTCAATGTCCTCAGAGTCAACTTTATTGACCATCATCCACTGTGCCTCTTGAAGGTCCTCTGCAATTCCCTCAGAGATCAAGAAGTCAACAACTACATCGTAAGTTTCAACCTCTTCAGTCATCCTCTTAGAAACTCTCTCAGCACCTCTGGCGACCTTCTCAGCACCTCTCTTGATCAGATCCTTAAGACCTGTTTTAGCAGCACTTACTGCCTTTCCAGGAGCATCCTTGACTGCCTGTGCTGCCTTTCCAGCACTATGCATTGCTGAACGGCCTGCTCTCCTTGCCTCATCCTTAGCAATCGATCCAGCAATTCCTGCTGCTGCTTTAGCACCTCTTAATTTGGATCCAATTTTTTGTTTTATAGTTTGTCTTGCTGAAGCACGATCAGATTTTCTACCAGCAGAAAAAGTATCAGCAGACTTACGTGCTTCACCAGTCTTTTTAGGAACGTCGGTTGGTTTAACTCCAGTAGCTTTCATTGCTGTTCTGGTAGCACCTGCTTTTACTCTATTTACTACGTTGCTAGCATGGCGACCTACTTCACTTCCTATTTCCTTTGCTGCCTTTCCTGCCCTTCTAACAGCACCTGTTACTGCTGCCTTACGTGCTGATGCCTTCTTTTCTCCAACCTTTGCTTTGGCACGAGTGCGTCTTTCTTCTGGACTTTCAGTGTCACTACCATAAGTGACTTTTGCCTCAGCAAGAATTTCTTCAATTAATTCATCATCAAAAGATTCTTCAATTTCTTCAATATCATAACCTTCTACAATCATTTCGTAAGAAATTTCTTCTACAATTTCTTCCAAAAGATCATAATTGACGACTTCCGAATCAAATTCATCAGCATAAACTGATTGATATGCTTCCTGCAAAGATCTAATATCTGACGAAGTTAACATTTTTCTTATTTTTATTAAAATCCTAAGATTATTTATAAAAAAAGAGGGTCTTAATGACCCTCCATCCATTCTTTCTTATAATCATAATCTCCAAACATAAATTCATCAGATTCTGCTGCTTCTCGATAAGCATTCAGAATCTCTTCTTCACACCATTCATCATAGTTGGAATCCTGAGAAAGTATCTTTGGTAACATCTTGTTTAATACCACCTACTATGTAGGACTCGACTTCTGTTTCCTGTGGTGCCACTTGAAGACCTTTAGATGAAATCCAATGATCCGTCCAAGGAAGAGGATTATTCTTCGCAGGAATATCATAAAGTGGTTTGAGTCCAATTGCCTTCATTCTACGATTCGCAA